ATCTTTGGAGACGTGCCTGCGATCCACCAGACCCACTGGGTGAAGATGTCCGGTCTTCAGAAGGAGGCCTACGACAAGTTTGAGAGGGATGCCATTCTGGAGTTGGAAAGGGTCTTTCTGGACGGATCAATGCCTGGGGTGAACTTGATTCGGTCTCGTCAGATCCTCTCCTGCCCTGAGATCTATGACATCAACAAGGGAGAGCAGACTGCGAGGGATGCTCTGTTGGAACTCCAGGCTGCCGATCATATCCAAAGCGGCGACCCTTGGATGATCGGCTCGGCCTGCGTTCCTGAACAGGAGAGGGTCGCCCGCTTTCTCAAGAAGCTCGGAATCGAAACTGGTCTGATGAACGGATCAACCTCTCAACCCCAGCGAGGCGAGCTGGATCGGAAGTTCCGAGAGGGAATCCTCCAATGTCTCGTCGTCTCCTTCGAGGTCGGTTCCATCGGCTTCAACTGGCCGCACTGTAACCACGTAACCAACTTACATCAGTCGTATTTCCATGACGACTATGAGCAATTCTGGAAGCGAACCACCCGTGGAAAACGGACGCGACCAGTATTGATTGATAACATCGTCTACGAAGACACAATAGAGGAAGCTGTCCTCGGTGTCTTGGTCAAGAAGATGGTGCTGTCAAACTCGGTTGATCCTACCAAACAGATAATCAATCTGTTTGGTAGGAAATCGAGGTTCTCTGAGTTTACCAACTGAGACTTTTCTCGGTGGAAATCAGAGCGCATTCTACCTGAATCACTAACTGATAGGAACACGCATTATGTCTGTGATTAACAATGCTATTGCCCTCGCCGAACAATCTGCTCAAGCTGCTACCTCGACTCCCCCTCCCGCCGTCGTCCCCGTCACCGGAACCGCCGTGGCTGTCCCCGGTAAGCGTCTGACGACCGATCAACGTATCGACGCCGGGTTCAGAGTGACGTTCGTGTCGTTCTCCGATTTGGGGACGATGACCTTGGGTAAGGAAAAGAAGCAGTTCGAGAAGCTGCATCTGATGCTCGAACTGTCTCAAGTCGAGGCTGGATGGGGTTTCCGCCTGGGTGACCCCGTGCGTTACATCCGTACCAGTGACGGCGTCCTGACCGACGATGGTCGGGTATTCGAGGACGAACTGGCCACGGCGAAGAAGATCGACCCGAAGTTGAAGGTCTACAACTCCTGGCGCATCCCGTTCACGCTGCTGACCGCAGTGCCGGATCATGCTCAAGGCGAGATGCTCGGGTTCACCACCAACTGGTCGTCCTTCAAGGAGTTCCAACCGTTCTTCGACAAGCTGGTCGAGAAGTTCGGTAAGGACGCCTCTGTTGAACTCAACCTGACCTGTCGGGTTGCCAAGAACAGCAAGGGCGATGAATACGGTGTTCCCGTGTTCGAACTGATCGGCGAAGTCTCGCAAGACTAGCTCTCAATCCAGGCCTCTTGTCCCACAAGAGGCCTGGACTCTTTTCAGAGTGCGAGAAATTACAATGCTTAAGGTAATAGACGCAAACAATTACATTCGCAGATTGATAGAGGCCGATGCTTCCGGTCTGCCCATGCGGAATCTTCTCACCGAAATAAAATCCTCCAAGGACGTTTGGGTCTTTGTCTGGGACGGTCGTAACGGCAACGAGCGCCGACGCAAACTCTATCCTGAGTACAAGATGAAGCGGAAGCTGCCCACGGAGGATATCTGGAGGGCAATGGATCTTTTCCGAGAGGTGCTCAGGCACTCCAAGGCAATTCAAGTCACCGTCCCCGAATATGATGCTGATGATGTCATCGCATCCCTGGTTCAGAACTATGTGCAGCAAGTTCCTATTGAGATTCATTCAACTGATCGTGACCTTACTGCTCTCGGCGTTCATGTGGTTGGCTGTATTAACCCTAAAGCTCCTCCTGAGCTTATTCGTTTATACAAAGCAACGGTTGGAGACCCCTCGGACAACATCCCCGGCATCAAAGGCTTCGGGGAAAAGGCTTGGGCGTCCTGCGACAAGGACGAACTGCTAGAGTGGTACACCCGAGGCGTCACCTTAGCTTGCTCCGACCCAGAGGTTATCTCTGAAGCCTTCTCCATCGGCAAGGCTCACACCAATTGGCTGATAGAGAACGAGCAGCTCGCTCGAACCTTCTATGACATTGTCGGGTTCTTCCCCCCATCCCTTGAGCTCATCGAGCGTTATACCACGACTGGTATTCCGAACGACACGGAGGTCTCGTCCATTCTCAGGAGCTTCCTATTATGAGTTACCCTGGATACAAGCCTGCCATGACCTTGGCGCAACGTCAGGAGAGGCATCAGCAGTTCATCGCCGACTACCTCGCAGGCATGGACGCCCCGGAGATCGCCGCCAAGCACAAGGTTGTCGTCAGCCTGATCTACACCGTCCTGCGGAACAACAAGGTCCAGATGCGCCCGAAGGGTTCGCACCCTCGTAAGCTCACGTCAGACAACGTGATTGAGATCCGCACGGCTTGCAAAGACTTGGACCTCTTGGCCAAGAAGCTGGGCATCTCCAGGCAATACCTTGTCCAGGTGCGAGCCAAGCAGGCTTGGGCCAAGCTCGATGTTCCAACCAGCCCTGGTAAGCGCGGGAAGCTCTCTGAACAGGACATCTCCGAGATTGCCCGATCCCAGGAAGATGCCAAGGAAGTCGCCCTCAAGTATGGAATCACCAGGGATTATGTCGTTCGGTTACGGAGGATTGCAGCATGACTTCGGTTCTTATCGATGCTCGGAATATCGAGATAAGCCTCCCAGGCTTGATAGCCTCAATGGCTTCGGCGAACATTGTGGGCATTGACCTGGAAACCGAGGACTCCAATCGACACGAAGGCTTGAATGCCTTCATGAAGACGGACTCCGAGGGGCACAAGGCAGGCAATCGACCCCTTGTGTTCGATACCCAGCGGACGACGATCTGCGGCTTGTCCATCTTCATTGATGGGAGCACGGAGGCCTATTACTTCAATCTCAACCACCTGGATGTCGAGAATCGTATTCCTTGGCCCAAGGTTCTGATGGTCCTGGAAGCCATAAATCCTTCTGCTTGCTGGGTCGCCCACAATGCCATGTTCGAGCGGACGATGTTGAGGAATTCCCTGGGCTTCGAATTCAAGAACCCCGTGATCTGCACCCTTCAGATGGCTGTGTCCGCCTACGGCTCCGATGAATACGACCCCAATGATTTCCAAGCCCTTCCCTTGGGACCTGTGTCAGCGCTCCTGGGCGACATCAACGTAGCCTTCTCCGATTATGACGGCAATCGTCAGACCATGACGGCTCAACAAGGCGAGCTGTTCCAGAAGTTCCTGGGTAAAGAGTCCGACGCCGCTCATTCCTACAACGGTTGGACCAAGACGATTGGTCGCCCCTATGGCTTGAAGCAGGCAGTCAAATACTGGTTTGGTTATGACATGCAGACCTTCGAGGAGACCTTGGCGGGTCGAGCACATATGGGTCAGCTCACAGGTGAGGAGACGTTGTCCTACGGCGCTGATGATGCTGTCTGGGCCGTCCAGCTCTATCACAAGCTCCTTGAATATATGCTGGCCACGAACCCAAAAGTGGTGAAAGCTTTCTTCCAGCAGGAGCTGCCTTGCGTTGAATATTACTCCGACGTTTGGTCGAAAGGTCTGCGGGTAAACCTTGAAGCCATCCAGGCCAAGCGCATTGAGGAACGTCACCTCTATGCCGAGACGTTGAGATCGATGCGGGCCTCGATCCGCTCGCTGTTGCCTTTCAAGTCAACACCTCACGAAGGTTTGATGAAGTACGACGCCCATTGGTATGAGAAGGGCTTCACCAAGTACCGGGACTCCATCACCAAATGGGCGACCCTTCCCGAGACCGAGGATGACACCATCGAGATTCTCAGGGTTCGTGGAGCAATTCCAATCGCTCTTGCCAATGATCTAGGCAAGCCTGAACCAAAAGGTCTCTCGATTGCGCATTACATGCCAGTGCGGGTGTTGTTCTACGACCTCCTGGATCAGAAGCTGATCACCGACAAGGGCAAGACCCAGAGTGATGGTGAAGCCCGTGGAAAATTGATCGATAGGTTCCAGTCGCTCGACTCGGGTGCGAATACAAAAGAGCTTGGGCTTTCCCTATTGAGGGCCATGGGTGAACTCGCGTCCGTCGAACAACGCGCCAAGCTTTATCTGAACCCCTACAGTCAATTGACCGATCCCGAGACGCAACGGATCTATCCCGTGATCTCCTCCAAGTTGGCGACACGTCGGACCTCGATCTCAACACCTAATGGTCAACAATTGGCCAAGCGTGGTGAAAGCAAATATGTTCGAGGCTTCTACCTGCCCGACCATGATGATCATGTGATCATCTCCGCAGACTGGTCGTCCATCGAACTGGTCATGCTCGCTGAACTCTCGCAAGACCCAGAGTTCAGGAAGGCTTTCGGCCAATTGCCCTACCAAGATTTGCACCTGGGCGCGACAGCAGCCTGTCTGGGTGTTGTCTGGGAATTCGTCACCGAGGATTACCTCAAGGGTCTCAAGAGCATGGACCCCAAGGATGTCGATCCCAGGATCTTGACTGATCTCAAGGGTGCAACGATGAAACCCTCGGCGGCGCTCAAATACTGGCGTACCGAGGTTGGAAAGAAGGCGAACTTCGGTTACTGGTATTCCGGCGCTCTGTCCGACGTGGGACAATCACTGGGCTGGACTTCCGACCAGATGTGGGCAGCCGTCGAGGCTTATCGTGAGAGGTTCTCCGTCGCCGAGGAATGGCGCACGGACACCATCAGGTTCGCCCAGGAACATGGTTACATCCAACTCCCCGATGGTCATCGTCGGGTCAAGTATGAATGCACCCAGAAATGGGCCGAAGCTTTCCTGACCAAGTTCAACTGGTATGACCTCCGGGGTGTGTCGAACTTCGCTCGGACAGCAATGAAGTCGATCCAGACGAGGTCAGGCAACCAAACGGTCAATGCCATGATTCAAGGGTCATGCGCGGCGATGATGAAGCGTTCGATCCTTCGCATGAGGGATGCCATCAAGGCCAACGGCTGGACTGATCGGGACGTTCGGACCTTGATCCCCATCCATGATGAAATGCTCCTGTCGGTCCACAAGTCCTTGGTGGTCCCCGCCATCCAGATGATGCGTGAATGCATGTGCAAACCCGACATCATCTCAACGATGCCCTTGACTGTCGCGCCTGCCGTAGGCCGCACGTTCGAGCCTTACATCAAAGGCAACAAGAACACCCAGATCGAACTCGGCGAGTTGTCCGATGTCGGCTGCGTCTCCGAGACCCGTTGGGGTCAGGAAGCAAATGACGACGAGATCAAGCAAATCGTCGAGTGGATTTTTGAGAAGGAGGCTGCGTGATGTCAAACACGGGCAAAGACTCCGAGGCGTTCTTCGAACGCCACATTCAATCCCTGGGTAAGGAAGCTTATCTGGAGAGGAGGATCGACCTTGCACATGTTCGAGGTCTCAACCCTGGCATCAAGAACCTGCGGTTTCCTCCGCAGCCCTCGGATTACATCCTCACCTTGTACAAGGTGACGCATTACGTCGAGGTCAAGTCCTCGGTGAACAAGACAAGTTTTCCCTTCAGCCAAATAGAACCCGAACAGCGGGCTGCGGCAAAGAAGGTGACGGCAGCGGGAGGAAGCTACATCTTCTTCCTTCATGCCCTAATAACCAACAGTTGGTACTGCGTCCCAGCGAAGTACATTCTGGACCTGATCAATGAAGGCAAAGGCTCTGTTAAATGGGAGGACCTAGAACGGTTTCTAGGAGATCCTTTATGGTAGATAAGTATTATTCGGAATGCATGGTGGATATTGAGACGACGGGTTTGTTTCCTGATCGCTCGGCCATGATTCAATTGGCCGCAGTGCGGTTTGATCTTGAGACCAAAGAAGTTGACACTCGGTTCTTCTATCGCGCCTTGAAGATGCCACCTTGGCGCTTCTGGCAGGAGTCAACCTGGGACTGGTGGTCGGACAAACCTGAAATCCTGACGGACATCGTTAGCCGGATGGAAGACCCCGCCGTCGTGATGCAAGACTTCTTCAACTGGTCAGTCGCCCAAGACGGTCCTGCTCCTCGGTTTTGGTCCAAGCCGCTTTCCTTCGACTTCCCTTTTGTCTCCTCGTACTTCCGAGATTTCGGTCTGAGCATGCCTTACAACTATTCCCAGGCGATGGACATGCGGTCCTTCATGCGGGGACGTTTAGGACTCAAGCAGTTCAAGGAACCAAAACCGGAATTCGTCGGCAACGCACACAACGCGCTCTCAGACACCATCCATCAGATCAAAGTGCTCTTTGAGCATGAGGAGACCCTCAATGACCGTTAAGATTTCCCTCTACCTTCATGGAAAACAGGAGGCCATCTGCTTGGACCTCCCAATTCAAGCGGACTCCGAGAGCCTCCTCCAGTTTCGGAAGAAGCTCCTCGACAGCGAGAACATCACCTTGATGTCTTCGTCGGGAGACGTTCTCTGGGTCGATACATCAGCCCTCGTGGCTTTCCAATTAACAACTGCTCAAGGGAGCGCATGATGAAAATCAACATCCTCGGTGATGTTCACCTTGGCCGAGTTTTCAAGAACGGCGTCCCGCTTCACCGTCGTGGTGAGCGGGAGAAGTCGATCTTCGACCAATTCTGCCTTGAACTCCAAACCGACTGCGATGTCCTGATCCAGGTCGGTGACATCTTCGACAAGCATCGAGTCGATCTCAATGTGGTACTCGACACATCCATTGCCATTGGGGTCTACGCCAAGGCTCAACCCCAGAAGCAGTTCTATTTCCTCCGAGGCAACCATGATGCCTCCAGGGACATGGAGAAGGTCAGCAGCTTCGATGTGCTGAGACACCTCTGCGCTGGCAACTCGAATGTCTTCTTCATCACGGACAAGCCGACCTATGTGGTCCTTGATCCCGAGACGACCATTCTGATGTTGCCTTGGCACCCCGTGAAGTCCTCGGTCGAGATGATCTCCACCTGTCTAGGCCCTGCTGAGATCGTCGTTGGTCATTGGGATCACATGGTCGTCAAGGATGACCACAACATGATCCCACTGGACCACCTGAAACAACTCACCAAGTGTGTCGCTTCAGGACATGACCATGTGGCTCGTGTCTATAAGCACGAGAAGATGGTGGTCAATATCGTTGGCTCCATGCAACCTCTGACCCATGCGGAAGACCCCAATGGCAACCTATATATCACCAGGACCTTGGCTGAGTTCTCGGCCCTTGACCCGGGAGACTATCGAAACAAATGTGTCCGAATCCTCCTGGCTGATGGGGAGCTACCCCCATCAGACGTTGACTGTCTCCAACTTACCTTCAAGAAGGTCGGGCAGGACGAAGGACTCGAGGTTGATTTCGATGACGCCTTCGACATGAATAAGCTCTTTGATGAGGTCACCACAGGTCTGGATGCTGACACCATCGAAGCTTTGAACGCCAAATGGCAAGAGGTCCGACATGCTTAAGAAACTGAAGTTCAACGTCACTTTCCCCACAGGCAAACACATAACACAGGACATCATCTTCGATGGCGGCACGACAGCAATCACCGGCAAGAACGGCAAGGGTAAGAGCCTCGTCTTGGAAATGGCCACCTATGCTCTCTTTGGATCGGCAGCAGCTCGAGGACCTTCTGGCGACTATTCCAAGTGCGACGTGTCACTTGAGCTTTCGATCCGAGGGGAGGATTACACAGTCGCCCGCAGCAATGGAACCAAAGCCAGTCTCTCTCGTGGGAATGACATCCTCGCCACTGGGACCACTCCGGTCAACGCCAAAGTCGTAGAACTCCTCGGCTACGACTTGAGCGTCTTCAAGGTCGGCAACCTCGTCGGCCAGGGAGAGATCGAAGCCCTGACGACCATGAAGCCATCGGAACGCAAGCGGCTGATCGACACCACCATTGGTTTGGACGCCCTGGACGAAGTGGCTGCCTGGGCTTCCAACGAAGCTGCCTTGTTCCGTAAGGAAGCCGAAACCTTGGAAAGGTTCATGCAAAAGCCAGTGAGGCCCGAGCAGCCTGAGAATTATCGGGAGTCCTCGATTGTTATCCCCCTCTTGGACCAAGCCGTCGCGGATCGATCTGAACGCGACACTCTGCGCGGATGGCTCCAACGGGGCCAGTCAGCTCCCAACAAGCCTGCTTGTCCTGTGGAGACGCCCTCCGAGGAGCTTGCCAAGGAGGTCGAGGCCTTCCAGACGAAGTCCGCGATCCTCCAAAGGTGGTTGAAGCTGCCCGAAGCCATCTGGACCAAGGCGCAGGTCGAGAAGGTGGAGAAGCTCTGGGCCAAGTATGACGAGTGGTTGGTTTGGGAGGCTCTGCCGCCATACCTGGATACCAACATGGCTCATATCAAGGACCTGCGCCAACAGTGGGCGGATTGGAAGGCCTACCAGAAGTTTGCACAGCATAAGACGAGTTGCCCCAAGTGTGAGCACGAATTCATCCCTGGACACGCCGTCGCTGAAGTGGAGCGGCCTGTGCTGTCCCTGGAGGCTCTGGATGAACAGGAACGTGTTCTGAAGGCTTGGGAAGGTCGCAATCCCAAGAACAAGCCTTCGCCCGCGCTTAAGCCTGATAATTCCAAGGCCGAACTGGAACAAGCCAAGGCGGCGCTCCTTGTCCAATCGGAACGGGAGGAACTGTTCAAGCAGATTGAGGGCTTCACACCAGACAATGACCCCACTCCCGCCTACAAAAACCGTCTGGCCTATGAAGCCCAGATGGTTCAGTACGCAAAGGCATTGGAAGCTTTTGAAGCTTGGGAAGCGGAAGCGTCGATCAAGCGTACACGTTTAGAGAACCTGTCGAATGTTGACGAAGTTTTCGACAAGTTGAACGCCGAGAAGGCCTCATCGCTGGCTTATGAGCGTATGATGTTGGGCTACGACAACGCCCTGATCGAATACGAGGAGCAGCTCGAACAACACAGTGAAGCGGTCCATAGGGCTGAACAACTTAAGTTAGGGGCCGCTGCGATGAAGGAGCTGAAGCTCCGCATCAAGACCTACCTTGTTCCGTCCTTGAGCAAGGTCGCAACTCACCTGATCCAACAGATGACGCTGGGTCAGGAGCAGGAGTTGACCTCGGTCCAGGTGAACGAAGAGTTTGAGATCACCATCGATGGTCAACCCGTGGAGACTCTCAACGGTTCTGGTAAGACTGTAGCCAACCTTGCTGTCCGCATTGGTTTGGGTCAAATCCTGACCAATAAGATGTTCTCGGTGCTGATGGCGGATGAAGTGGACGCCGCCTGTGATGATGAACGTGCCGCAGCCATCGCTGGCTGCCTGCAAGGCCTGACACCCAACATTCAGCAAGTGTTGATCGTATCCCACAAAGACATTGCTGCGGACAATCAGATCGAACTCTGAGTTTGTCAATTGACGCTCACACCTTCGCTTCCAAACAAATAGAATTGGAAGCGAAGGAGAGAGTTAATGCCCCTCACAAAAGAACAAGTTGAAGCCTTAGACCAAGAACTGGCAAACAACGGCGGTCAGTTGACCAAAGCTGCTGGGCGTCTGAGTCTTGATCTGGGTGAAGCAATCACTCATGTCCGTCAGAAAGGGATCAACAACATTAAGATCCCAAGAAAGGAACTTGAGAAATACATCGTGGCACACCGCAAAGGTGTTGGAAATTGGATTGCCACCGAGGCAATGATTGTAGCTCGCGCCAAATACGACGCTGGTCTTGTCGAGATGTGTACCTACCGTTTCGAAGACATCTTCTACCTGTTGTCCATCCCCCGGAAGCATCGTGCTCGCCGTCGCCCTTATTTCGGACGCTTTGAAGACTAGGAGAACCCCAAAAATGGGTAGCAACAACTATGCAGACGTTCTGGATCACGGATTTGTGATCCTCCGTAACATTGCCGGTCCCACTCGTCGGCTCGACGCTGAGTTCGACGCAGACGATATTGACCCCGCCAATGTGGCCCGTATCAGCTTCGACGGCTTGGACAAGGCTCGCACCCGCGATCAGGACCTAAAGCTTGCCGACTTCTTGATGAAGAACAAGCACAACACGCCTTGGGAGATGATCGAGGTTTGGCTCGAGATGAAGCTGCCGATTTTCGTGGCGAGGCAGTTCGTCAGACACCGGACGGTTTCCCTCAATGAGGTCTCCGCTCGCTATGTCACCCTGCCCAAGGAATGGTATATCCCGGAGCTGAAGCATATCGGCGTCAAGCCCGAGAGTGTGAAGCAAGGTCGTTCTCTTGAGGAACACAACCCCGAGATGGCTCAGATCTTCATCGACAAGCTCCAAGCCACCTGTGATCACTCCTACCAGGAATACGTCGAGGCCATTCGATCTGGAGTTCCCTCGGAACTGGCTCGCTGCTTCCTGCACATGAACCATTACACCCATTGGGTCTGGAAGCAGAACCTTTCGAACCTGTTCCACTTCTTGAGTCTCCGAGACCATTCGCATGCTCAGTACGAGGCTCAAGCCTACGCTCGGGCAATCGACAGCCTGATTCGTCGGGTGCTCCCACATTCCATGGAAGTGTACGACAAGTATCGGAGGTTCGAGTGAGCTTCATCGTCATCGGTAAAGAGATTCATTACCTGGGTCAACCTGTGGCCACCATTCATGAAGGACTTTCGGCAACCTTGGAAGACTGCATGATTGCTCGACTCAAAGGTCTCCCATGTGTGGAAGCTGCCCGCAGGAACCTCGAAGCTGCTCAACAAGCCTTCGAAGACAAGAAAAGGAAACATTTCCATGGTGCTGGTAAGAACAAGTGATACTCCCGTCAAGGTCATCAAGACCAAAGACGGTAAGGTGATCAACATCTACTCTGGCGTTCCTCTTGAACGTCTGAAGCGTAACTTAGCCAATGCCAAGCGCAGCACTGCTGGTCGTTGGTATAGCGGGAAGAAGTCATCATGAAACAAATCAAGACACCCACACACTTTGACCAAATCCGCATTGCAGAAGGCTTCGAAGCCCTCTGCCATGCAGCCCACGGAGCGTCCGTCGCTGCCGGATGGTGGACCGATCTGGTCACAGGACAATCCACCATTGGCATTCGGAACAAACCCGAGATGTTGATGCTGATGGTCTCCGAACTGGCCGAGGCCATGGAAGGTCTCCGCAAGAACCTGAGGGATGACAAATTGCCTCACCGCCCATGGTCGAAGTCGAGCTGGCCGACTGCGTCATTCGCATTGCCGACTTCGCTGGTGCCTATGGCTACGACGTGGCCGGGGGCCATCATCGAGAAGATGGCATTCAACGCCCAGCGGGAGGATCACAAGATCGAGAACCGCCTGAAAGAGGGAGGTAAACAGTTCTGATGACCCGCAAAGACTTCTTCGCATGGATGGCGGTACTCTTCGTCATTCTGATCTTCGTTGGAGTGCTCAATGGCTTTGGCCTCGGCATGAAGGCTCTGTTTGCTCCTGCTTCTGTGGCCATCGACAACAAGGTCTTCCACGAAAGCCAGCAGTACAACGACAGCATGGCTCATGACTTGGACGATCTGCGTCTGAGCTATCTTTCGGCCACACCTGAAGGCAAAGCCGTCATTCGTGCCACCATTCTCCACCGCTTCGGTGGCTTTGATGCATCTCATCTGGCCCCCGATCAACAGTTGTTCCTCACCCAAATCCGGGGGTTCTAACCATGAAAACCAAGTATCTCTTTGCGCTGCCGTTGATGCTGTTGACCGCTTGTAATTCCGAAGCTTCATCTGACAGCATCCAGCGCAAGCAACAAGAATTGATGTTGAAACAAGGAACCCAAGTGGTGGGGATGCCCGACATCAGCAACTTTGCGGAGCGCAAGCTGCTGAAGGACATTCTGGAGCTGCGTGACAAGATGCCGCCGACCATCACCTACGTGATGGACATGAACGGCCATCTGCACAAGCGGTGCGACAGCTTAGGATATGGCATTCCATATGCCACGCAGTTCACAAGCCCCCAAAGGCCTGCGTCCTATAGTGAAACAACCCAACAAGGCAACATTGTCCTGCCACAAGCGGACCCCAACGGTCTATTCAGCCCCGCTTCTGCCGAAGGCACTTGGGTGCTGTGCTTAAACCCGGAAACCAAGCTGGCTGTGCCGTTGTACATTGAAGACCGCATTACGGTCTCACCCTTTGCGCTGAAGGATCAATGAACATGAAACTGATCGCATTCATCGGCAATCAAACCGCTGGAAAAACCACGGCTGCCAAAATCCTCGAGACCCACTACGGTTGGCATCGTACCCGCTTTGCTGGACCACTTCGCAGCATGCTCCGAGGCATTGGTCTGGGGGATTACGAATTGGAAGGAGAAGGCAAGAACAAGCCTTGCGCTCTCCTTGGTGGTCACACCCCTGTCTATGCTTTGCAGACCTTGGGGACAGAGTGGGGGCGCAAGCTCATTGGCCCCAACTTCTGGGTATCAGCTTGGGAGCACATCGCCTTGGACATCCTCAATCTTGGTGGCAAAGTCGTCGTCGATGATCTCCGGTTTCCCAATGAGGCTGAGAAGATCCTTGACCTGGGTGGAACCATCGTTCGCATCAACCGCCCTGGTGTTGGTCGGCAGTCAATGCATGAGTCCGAGGACTTCACTGAAAAACTGACACCCCATTTCGAGATCCTCAACGATGGATCTTTCAACACCTTGGAAACAAGTTTGCAGGAGCTGCTTGCGCCATGACTGTTCTATCAGCCCAGAGCATCCGGCGTCGTCAGGTGATCATGCCGTTCTACGAACGGGAGCAAATGTACGGTCTTTCCTTTGGCCTCAGTGCCAATGGATATGATGTCCGCATCGCCGAGGATCGCATCATGTGGCCTGGGCGCTTCTGCCTCGCTTCGACAATCGAAGAGTTCAGGATGCCTGACAACTTGATGGCCATCGTTCATGACAAGTCCACCTGGGCAAGACGTGGCTTGACCGTGCAGAACACGGTGATAGAAGCAGGCTGGTCAGGTTTCCTGACTCTCGAGCTGACGCTGCATTCCTTCAAGCCCGTCATAATCTGGGCAGGCAGCCCGATTGCCCAGATCGTGTTTCATCAACTGGATGAACCGACAGAGCAGCCCTATTCTGGAAAGTACCAGAATCAGAAGCGGGGTCCGCAGGAAGCTATCCTGTTGCGACCACGAAGGGCATTTTAACCGTCTGCTGCGCCACGGTTACCACCTTCGTCTGCAAGACCGTTGCAGACGAAGGCCTCCCCCCAAAATAGACCTGCTGACCGCCAATGATGGCCATCTGTGGCACCGAGAGGTTCGGCGCGTTCTTGATGATCTGCATTGACCCATCCGAAACGAATGGTCCGAAGTTATCATTCGCGGAGCCTTCATCGACGACTCCAATGACCCCACTCGAGATGAAGGGTCCGAAGTTGTCATTCGCACTTCCGACATCAGCTACGCCGATGACACCGTTCGAGATGAACGGGTCCATGAAGTCCATGCCACGGATGGCTTGACTTCCGACGAGACCTTCAGAGATGAAAGGCTCGATGAAATCCCAACCACTGGCATTTGCCCCAACCTCGACGACAGCCATGCTGCTGAAGCTCGGGATGCTTGATGCCGCAGTGAAGGCGGCTCCGACGACGATCTGTCCTGATGTGCAGGAGAAGTCAGGAGCAATGGTATCTGTCCCCGAGGCTGCTGCCCCCTCCTTCAAGGTTCCAGAGGATGTGAAGCTCCCAAAGGTGTCATTGCCTACCAGAGCGGATTCCGCGAGCAATGAGGCAGCGGAGACGAAGGTGGGGGCTACATCGGCACCACTGGCGCTGTTACCCACCTCAACGGTCGCCGCAGACACCATAGCGGAGATGGTGCTTGTGCCCAGAACAATGTCAGCCGCAGCCGTGAAGGTCAGCGAGCCTGAGCTTGCGAACGCCAGAATGCTGCTCGTGCCGCTCAAGGCGATCTTAACCACCAATGTGGCTGTCGAGACAAAAGCGGGAACCACACTTGCGCCAATGATCGCGTCGTAGTCACCCATAGTCGCCGTTGAGACGAAGGGGCTGATCATATCAGCTCCAGAGGCGATGTTTCCCTCGGCACCGGTTGCCGTCGAAACAAAGGGACTGATCGTATCGGCTCCAGAGGAGGAAGCTCCATGAGTACCGGTGGCAGCCGAGACGAATGGGCTGATCGTATCGGCACCAGATGCAGCCGTCTTGGCGACCAAGGTTGCTGTCGAGACGAAGGGGCTGATCGTATCGGCACCGGACATTGGATCTTGTTGAACAGCAGACGCCGACGAGGTGAACGCCTGAACAGCGTCCGATCCTGAAAGGACCGCGCCTTCGTTCATGTTGTCCAAGCTTACGAAGGGACTGATCGTGTCGGCACCTGTGATCAAGACCGTCAGAGTGACGGTGCCTGTCGAGACGAATGGGCTGATCATGTCGGCACCAGAGAAGGAAGCCCCATGAGCACCGGTTGCTGTCGAGACGAAGGGATTGATCGTATCAGCACCAGACGCAGTCGTCTTGGCGACCAAGGTCGCCACTGAGGTGAAGACACTGATCGTATCGGCCCCTGTGAGTGCAATATCATGCACCAGGGTTGCCGTCGAGACGAATAGACTGATTGTATCGGCACCAGAGGAGGAAGCTCCATGAGCACCTGTGGCCGTCGAGACAAAGGGACTGATCGTGTCCGAACCTGTCGCCTGAACTGTCAAGGTGACGACGCCAGCCGAGACGAACGGACTGATCGTGTCGGCACCGGACAGAGCATCCTCTTGTGTGACCGTCGCAGCCGAGACAAACGGACTGATCGTGTCGCCTCCAGAGCAGGAGGCCCCGTGAGAACCGGTGGCTATCGAAACGAACGGACTGATCGTATTGGCACCTGCAAGTGCAGTTTCATGAACCAGTGTTGCCGTTGAGGTGAAGACACTGATCGTATCGGCACCCGACATTGAGTCCAGAGCTGCCCCAGCGTTCACCACACCACTGGAACTGAAGGCTCCCAAAGCTGTTGGACCATCGGAAATGATGTTCCCAACTTCAGGTGAGCCTGAGCTGATGAAGTTGGCGACAGAGTCTGGGCCATCGGAAATGGTATTTCCAACTTCAGGTAAGCCTGAACTGATGAAGTTGGCGAGGACGCTCGAGCCAACCAAGGTGGTGATGACGATCCCCAAGGTCGTCGGATCGAACAACTTGATCACCGTCGCCGTCGTCTGCGTCGGATGCACATAAATATTGGTCGAGACAACAGGGTCGAGAAGCACTGGACGAAGTCTGATCGTCGTTGTGCTTGTCTCCGTCGCAAAGGCCTTGATCGTGCGACTGTTCGTCATGATCACTGACTCGGTAAGATGGTCTGAACTGTCGTTCCTGCTACAGGTGTCGCGCCGCCCAAGGAGGCGACGAGGTAGTGATAGCTGGTGTAGAATTGAGTGGCGACTTCATAGGTGCCATCGCTATGGCTGACAGTTGACCAGACCATAAGATCCTGGCCAGGGCCTGCTCCGTTGACAACATAGCAATCAATGGTGGCTCCAGCCACGGGGTTTCCATTGTTGTCAATCACCTGACCACCAATATAATAGGGCCGAAGGGTTCCGCTGTTACCCAAGGCTGTATATTCAAAAGAATAGTCGTTGCCTGTATGCCCCGTGGACCAGTCCAGACCGACCATACAATTGCCTTCAAGGCCCGAAAGGTCCGGGTCCATGTTGCCGTATCGAGAGCAAGGCCAAAGGCTGAAGAAGTTCGTCTGCTCATTGGTGCATTGAGCAGACCTTTGCTGGTAGTCCCAGTAATATCTACCCGTATGCCGGTCGTCCTTGATCTCGTCGGCGATCTGCAAGTACAAACCACCAACCATCCCAGCCATATATGCCGTCGTCGTTCCTATATACTGGCTCATGACTATACCTCAAGCCGGGATGATTACGTTGCGCTCGTCAGGTAAGGAGATGTCGTAACCGGGGATGATAACGTGGATACCTGCGGTCATCCGAGCGTGATATTGGCGCACTGCATCCTTGGCGTGATCGAGCATCGCCAAGGCGTAATTCAGGTCGCCAATATCGCCGCCCGTAGACATGCTCCCATTGCGGCGAACCAGGATATGAATCTGGGCAATGGGAGCGTCGTCGTAGAGCGCGTCGGGGTCTTGGGCGATTGTCATTCGTCCAACACAGCCCAGTAGTTCATCACCGCCGAGGAAGCCGCGATGTTCCAGTTTACCAGCGAGGGGCCTGCGCCGACCAACGTCAAACCACGGGGGAAGGTGAAGATGATACCCGCACCGATGGTCGCCGGAATGAACGGACGCCGCAAATAGACGCTGGGAACCGTGGGAGCCGTGGACCAAGTTACAGCCGTGGTGGTCTTACCTGCGGGGTCACCAGGGTTTTCAGCCTGGACCAAGACCGTACCTGTCTGCGTCGGGGTGTTCGCCGAGCGGCCAATGCCATAGGTACATTGGGTCGCCGCGCCGTTGCAATAACCGAGTTCCATGAGCTTCGGGTTGTTACCCGTCGCTCCCTGGAAATCGAAGGACGGAACCGTCGTGGTGACGACCGTCGTTTGGTTGGATACCGAGTAGATCGCCATGAGATTACGCTCCCGGAGCAGTGATGGTCCACGAGGACACAACGATGGGACCGCCCGAGGCGATGGTCGTCGTATTGATGTTCAGGTCGCCGCCAGAGGTGGCGACGGTGCCTTGAGCATACGTGCTCGTCTGAGCGTTGTTCATCAGACGGAAGAACGTCGCTGTGCCCGAGGCGGCGGCATTGGTCTGGGTGATGGCATTGACGGTCAGGACGCCACCGGAGGCGGCAGGCGCGAACGTCGCCGAACACGGCAGCGAGACCAGCAAGGTGTTGCCCGAGAGAGCCGCCGCGCAAGACGACGGTTCGGTCCCGGAGTAGATGTTCAAATAACCGCTGGAGCCGACCGAGGTGGTCAATTGACCCAGCATGTTGTTACGAGTCGTTGTGTCGAATTGAAGGGCCACTTTAGATCTCCGTCACAGTGTTTTTGAGGATGAACTGACCACCAATGATCTTGGTCTTGGTGCCGTCCGGGGCGAGGGTGAGTAAGTCGTAAATATAGATCCCGGCATTCAAGCTGGCAGTCTCGGTAGGTGTCAGCGAAATAGTGATCTTGCTGAGACCCACGTTGATGATGAGTCCATAGGTCGTATCACTCAGATCAAGAATGAGAACATTCCCCGAAGAAGTCCTGACCTGCATGTATGCATGGTAATTGGTCAGATCGACAGGCGCACCAGCAGAGGTCTCCCAGAGGATGTCCTGCGAGTACGTAGTATTCTTGTCAACTGTGATGTTCATATCTACAGACATTGTGGCTGCAAGATACCACAAATGTCAGAGGCAAATCAATACTTGAGGTTTACTAGTAGATTTCAGATTTTTACTAGTAAATCGTGATTGCATTGCTAGGCCAAGAGCCTTGACCATGTTGCGCTAAGAACAGAGCATCCACATAGGCTCCGATGGCTTCGGCGAAGGCAGTGAACTGCGCTGTCGAGGGAAAGACATGAACCCCACCGAGGATGTCTGCCCAAACCCTGGTCGTCGAACCATTGGTGAAGAGATCCCTGGTCAGGATCGACACCTGCTGCGCCTGGATATCGGCAATCGTCGAAGGTGTGATCGAGTAGGTCCCATTCAGAGCAGGCGTCCCTGTTGACGTGATCTGCACTCCAGCGGCAATGGCGGCATTGTAGGTGGCTTGAGCAACCTCCGCTGCCGTGGGTGCTGGGGGCCAAGAGCCTGTGATCTCAGGCCACTTGGCTGCAATGGCTCGCTCTATGTAAGGCAACTGGGAGGCAACGGCGCTGTCGTAGCCGTAGACCTTGTTGTCACTGGGGTTCGTGAAATGGCGCATCGTCATCTTGATCTCCTAACCTGCCAGCTCGGCCCAGCGGCCAAAGGTTCCATTCGTCTGAGTAATCTCGTAGGTCTCTCCAGGAGGTACGACAAAAGAGAAGTGTTGAGGGTTTGAGCCCCCACCAAACCCAGAGGATTGAATCATTACACCATTGACATAAACGAAGAAGTTCCCTGCTGACCCCATCGTTCCTGAGCTAAAGCATACCTGCCTGGGGGCTATGTCCGAGTTGGTGTAGACAGTTCCGAAAGCTCTGGCTCCTCCAGAATTCCAACCAGTCCAGCTTTGGTTGGTGTTCCCCAACATGTGCAAATTTTGCTGGGCAGTAGAAACGCTCCCCACGTCGCTCAAATTGTTGGAGGCCTGTAAGACTCCTCCTGAAGATGAGGTCAGGAAATCCGATGCGGCATGACTTGCCGCCGAGCCTAATCCTGCAATCTGCGTCGAGACCAAACTAGTCAGGTTTGCACCGCTTATTGCCGGGAGAGGTCCAGTAAGAGCGGAGGCAGCAATGGTTCCTCCGCTGATGCTGACGGAGCTTGAGGACTGCCCAGCCATTGATCCCAGACCTGCGATCTGCGTCGAGGTTATACCAACGAGGGCGCTCCCATCGAGGCCGCTGATCTGCGTCGAAGTCAGGCCAGTCATTTGCGACATGTTCAAGGTCGCAAGGTCGCTCGCCGAGAAGGTCAGGTAAACAATCGCGCCTCCAGAGAGGTTGATCGGTGCTCCGCTGTTGGTGCTGTTCAGAACCGTTCGGGTTAGGGTCGTCCCTGTCGCCGAATAGACTCCGTGTCCAATCTCTCGGTTGTTTCCATCGACGATCCCATAGGTGACTGTCTCACCGTTGGCTACGCCGGAGTCGGCGAAGGATAGGTATCCTGTTGCCGCTGTGGCCAAGGTAATGGTCCCAGTGCCTGTGGTCGCCGTCGTCATGCATGCAAGGTTATGGAGGGTCATGTGGGATACCTTACCAGTTGGCTGCTCAAGAGAAGGTCACGAGGTGAGACGCAGTTCAAATGCTCGGACCTGATCAAGGGCCGACCGACTTGGGCGCAGGCCCAGGCGACCAGCTCGGAGCAGAACCATTTGTCCGTATTGGTCCAATCCCGATGCAGACCAAAACCCAAAGCACCTCGGTAATCATAAGGCTTTCCCACTTGGGACATGGCGACATCTATGATCTTGCTGCTCGCCATCTTGACCCTGAAGAATTGGTCCTTCGGATCTTCCTTGAACTCACGAACACTGACGCCATGTTCGGGTGTGGAGTCGAGAACCAATCCGCTTGGGAGGACGAAGCCCACATGGGCACACCAGCTCCAAGTGACTGCTCTGACAAGAGCAGCGGCATGTCCAGTTCCAGGTGAGAAGCGCAGGAGGATCATGTTACCAAGTCACAGCGATCACCGCCGCTCCCGTCGTAGCCGCAGCAACAGCAGCCTTCTTCGCCTGCAAATGCTGGAACTGCGTCAGTCCGTTGACGCCAATCGTCTGCGCCAAGCCCTGCATGTCGGCATAGGTGAACGGCACTTGGCTGTTGTCTTCGGCCACCCAATAGAACCCTGCCGGGACAGCCGCCGATGCTTGGAACGCCAGGAGCATTTTGGTCAAGTTGGCGACTGCCGTTTCATCGGCCTGGAAGGTCTTGCCGTTGTAGATCACGGGAGCGACGATGGAAGCAGCGTAGGCACTGTTCAATTCGGCAATTTTCGCACCCTGAACTTGCTCCAAGGCCAAAGGGGTCGGGGTGCCGTAGGAAACGGTCACCACATCGCCGGTCAGGGTATACGTGACGGGGAGCGAGTAGTAGGCCATGTTGTAGGCCGGGGGCGGATTCGGGGCAAAACCGGGGAACCAGCCGTTCGCCGCCGCCGTGGTCTGATCGGGGTACTCTACCCCGCCAAAAGGACCGGCGACAATGGCCCCGTTTTGAACCTGGAACCAAAGTCCCTGATTGGTGTTGTAGGCCATTTTATAATGCTCCTGTGGTCAAGAAAGGTGTGGTGGGTGGGGTGAAGTTGGCGGTGTACCGGGCGGCCTTGGTGACGCGCATCCCGGCCATTTTGCCGGTGAAGCCAGCCCAGCCGGACAGAACGGCGGCTCCAAACTGAAGGCCGGTATCCGAGAGGTTGCCGGAACTTGTCCCGGTGCCGACAAGGAAGCCGTTCACGAACAGATAGACGGTCGTTCCCTGCCGAACGACGGCGACGTGCGACCATGTGTTTGTGGCCAGGGGCGTTCCGTAGGTCACCACGTTGGTGTTGCTGAGTACGACGATGATATTCGAGGACGTAACGGCCAGCGCGTGACACGTGGAACTGCCGCCGGAAGATGCGGTGGACCAAGCTCCCG